TCACAACACTGGACAATCATCATCATCCTTCCCTGTCCGATTGATAACGAATGTCACTACCCCGACAACTGTAACATCATCCAGGGACTCACCTTCCAGCGCTTCACCGTCTCGTGTAATAAATGCCCGGCCCATAATTTTTGCAAAATCAGTGCCGCCGCCGTATTGAATTAAAACGGTATCTCCTTGCTTTGGTTTACCGGAAACATCGACTACGGTGTAACCAGTTTCTGTCTGAACGAGCCTAGTATTTGGGCCGGTACCACAGAGTTTATCGACGGTCAGTCGTACTTCTACATAGTCTGCTGCTGGCGACGGAAATCCCACGTTATAGCCCTCCGTTCGGGTTGTATAACTGGAACGTGCGCTCATCGCCTTCCTGCGTTGAGACATCCCGGAATGTCGTCACATAGTGCTCTATCCACTGGTTAGCCTGGCGCGGTGACCATATCCAGTTAACTTTTGCGAGTTCCTGGATAAAACCGGACGTTGTCACGGTGCGACGGCCATTAGGCTCAATGACAATTGCCTGACGCCAGGCTATTTCGATATCTGAGTTTCGCGGCATAACTTCACCTCCCGAAAATACTGTTTTTATATACAGTAGATTCATTAAGAGATCTGATCAATACAGGTTCCAGCTATCAATCAGGAACACTGAGGAGGAAACCAGACACCTTTTAGCCTCTGATATTGGTTTCACTTAGTGATTATGTTGTCTATGTGCCAACTATGAACTATCTTTTCTCAAAACCTGCTACTGCAAAATGGATATAAGATGTCACAGACGGACTTGCTGATTGTTGTTTTTACGCTGGGCATTTTAGCTTTTGGCTATTCCATATGGTTCATTTCGATCAGATTGCTTTGCTCGATATTTCATAGGCTTACAAAGAATATATGAATTGGGAAGGTATAGACCCAAATTCATGGTCCTTGCTCCTCGACGTCGGAAGGTACTTACAGATCATCTTCGCTCTTAACCTATCACATCGGCACCTACTCCATGATGTAACAGCTCAGACCAGAAATATCTGGAAGCTTTAGGCATCTTCTTGGAAGATAGACGAGCGCAAAGACGCACACAGCAATGATGTTATGTAGTATTTTCCCCTTGAGTGTGCCTGCTCAAGGGGATTTTTTATCGCCGTATTGTACTGGCAAATATTTGTAAATCGTCTTCACTCCCACGCCTGTCACATCGGCCACACGCTACTGGACAGGCGCTTAGTCCGGTATGTTTCTCGCGCTACTACTGCTTACGTTAACGTCTGGTAATGATCTAGCGGCGCGACGTAAAGCGGCGTTGAAAGCAATTATAGTGACCGGCCGGCGTTGGTACTTCACACGGTTAGAATGGCTCTGAAATAAAAAAACATCTTCTGGATAGCGTTCTCTTCTACGAGCAATGATCCCCTCCACTGGAGGGGTTGATTTAACACGTAGCTCCTTCAGGTGACCCTGTTTTCGTATCAGTATCAAGCCATCATCAATATCATCATATCGAATACTCAGCAGCCTTCCAGCGCTTAAACCCGTGTGAAAAATTAACGCCCACAAGTCAGCCCATGTATCTGAGATGGAAACAAGATTGCTGTTAATAGTTAAAAATTGCTCAAAACTTATTGTTTTCTTACCGTTCACGAACAAACCAAACTGTTTTCAAAGCTGAATGAATTGATTAAGCCAAACGTAACATATCAGGAAAAGTAGTGAAATCTTTGCCTTCAAGTCGCCGGGAGGTACTTGTAGATTGTTTTCACGTCTACACCTATCACATCGGCTAACTGCTGCCGGGAATCCATTCCCGGGCAATGTGGCTACTTCTGCAACAGCAAAAGTGCCGCCTCTATGCGCTCAAGTCTCCGGCGCTGATAAGCATTCTCCATTACGCTGCACTCGTCCATCACCAACCGCCACTCGCTACCAGCCGGTATTGCTTCCTTGATAACGCGCGATCCTGCCTGGCGTACAAGAACCTGCGTTTCCTCAGAGACCTTAACCCCCTGCTCATCGTACTGCGCCGGAATGGTTTCGTACTCGTCATCCCATGACTCCACCTGTTCTGGCTGGGCATCCCATTCGTTATGGACAACCAAGGCCCATTCAGTAGCATCTTCCCCTGCGGCTGCAAACGCTTCAACGATATCTTGTGCAATGTAGCCCACATGCCAGCGAGCGCCATCCTCGCCTTTCTCCGCAATAGCCCAATCATACTTATAGCGTACGGCCGGAATGGTTCCCCAGATATCTAAAATATTATCTGGGATTGCTTCTACTACAGGTTTGTGGTCTCTATCAGACACCACAGTTACTGCGTTCTGGGAGTAGATATTTTTAACGGTATTACCCGCGGAGCCTATATCCCAGGTATTTGTCGCACTGAAGCCAATGTTCCCCCCAAAGACAAGGGCCGAGGCATTAAGACCGATTGAGGTCCCGTATGCGGTTATATCAGCAGATTTAGTAGTTGCCCCGCCGACATAAAACTCAACCGCTCTCGTGCCTGTCGCCCCTGCGTTATACCCGAAGCGCATTGTAGTTCCACGAAGGGTAAAGCTGCCGTTTGCTGTCAAAGCGTCTGCGGTATAGTCACGACGATAAGTCCGCGCTGTGAGCGTTCGCTGGTTGATATTCAGAGTATCTCCAACAGCACCGACAACAGTATCGAGGACGTATTGTCCGCTAAGAGTTCCATCAGTTTTGAGGTTGCGCTTATGAATGCGCACTTCTCCCGTATATCCGGTAGAAGAACCACCGGTGACATTCAGAGGGACACCCATGAACACATACGGCTTGTAGGCGGCGGGCACGTCTACAGTAGTTCGGCCATTAGTGGAATCAACCGCAACGATTGATACAGTGAATTCCTTGGCAAAATACGCACCAATACTATTCCCACCTTTGATTATCAGCGGCAGGTTGGTGTAGCCGTAGTCCTCATATACAGTTGTCGCGAACTTGTAATCCGGGTTTGCGCGCTGGTGCGCTGTCCACGGGTAGATAACATCCTCCGGCATAAAAATCCCGCCGCCAACCTTTTTAAAAAGGTTATATTTGAACCCGTTATTTGGATTGACGTGACCCCACACACACAAATCTGACGTCTCAGGACGATAATCCAGCCCGACAGGAAATACCGGAATACCACCAGTGAAAGCCTGAACGGCCTTGAGAATAATGGGAGTGGTGTCAGGGATAGTAAACTGCAATGACTGCTGGCTGCCCGCTGTGCCAACGCCGTCATTGTTGTTCCATTTCAGGTTCTGGATAATCGCCATTTTATAGCCATTACCAAAATCAATCGCCATTTCTGCTCGGGCAAAAAACAGGTTCTGGTTGTACCCGGTATCTGCGGAATTCTGGTCAATGTTGGCATTAGTCCAGATGGCGATGTTGGAAAGGTCGAAACTTCCGGTCAGGTCTTTGTACCAGATACAGATATTGCTGTGCATCGCCGGCGACAACACCGGTAGTTGCAGGATGCCATTCGCCGCCATCAGCCCATACGGAGAGAGCATCTCCTTGGTGGTTTTGTGCCCGCGCAGGCTGTCAACATCAGGCGGATTCACGTAGGTACTATTGGTGTTGTACATCACACCATAGGTGCCGTATTTGAAGTCAAATCCGCCATGTGGGAATGCGCCAGTATCGTGTGTCGGGCTGCCGAAGCGAACGAAGTCAATACCGTTTGTCGATGGGTACGAGCCGTAGCCTGCCGGAGGAACCCAGTTTTCGTTTTCGTCGTAATAACCAAACGCACCATCCTCAAATGTGAGGAATTTATACGTGCGGTCAGGACGATACTGCGACCCGATACAGTCGATATTTAAGCCGAAGCCCTTCTCGTTGCCATCGTTCCACCACTTATTCAGGATCGTGACGTAGGACGGGGTATCTTCCATATAACAGGCCGAATAGACGGAACCACGAGCGCCTGTAGCGATAACGGACTTGTTCGGTTTACGCTCCGTCGGGTTGTACGCCGGGATACTAAGGTACGCGCCTGAACAATGAAACCCATGCCCTGTTTCGATTAAATAGTAGTCGCACTGCTGGCCGCTTGGTGAACTAGCCCAGAGCCCATTATTAGAAATCGTCCCACCTATCCACTGGCACCAGTCAATATGCAGGCGAACGCAACAATACCGCGCGGTACTGACATACATATTGTTGAATGTACAACCGTAGAAATTGCCTATTTTCTCGGGGAGGACAGTGGATTTGTACGGGATTATGTCGCTGGACATTACGCCATCCTCGTCAATTCGACACTGCATCCCGACGAGATTTACGCGGAACCCCTCGATCCTGGTATCCGCGAATGCGCAATACCACGGATTCAGGGCAAGAATACCGATACCAGCAGTACACTCTGCATCAAGCGTCCCCGGGAAATGGTCGCCAATAATTTTACCGCCATGAGTTTTCGTAAACCCTAAACTGACAGACTCCCAGTACAGTTTTTCCCCCAGAGCCAGATATACATCCTCAATATCCTCTATCGCGTGCTCAAATCCGTTGAGATATTTTCCCGTAACCTGGAATTTTCTGGATGCACTCGCCCTGACATAAATTGTTGAGTTACCGAGGTTGTACTCAACATTAGAACGTAATTTCGCAGCCTCCTTGCCAATTCTCCAGATACCGGACGATATGTTAAATGTGATATTGGCGTAGGTGGTTTGCGTGTTTATGTTATTACCGGTCTGCATCCACAGTGGCATTGAGCTAATAATGCCGTTAATGGCCTGGCCTAAACAAACAAAATCGTCAGTATCGAGCTGGGTCTCATCAAAATCAGCGGCCTCTTTCGCCCCGTTCGCTTTTGGGCTAATGATACCCATACCAACTCCGACCTGAAGCTGATATTCAATACCATTTGCGTTATATATTTTTGCCTCGGTGATGACGTGGGTTCCTGCGCGAGACAGATCTATGACGCCAGTAGTAATCCATGTGCCCTCTCCCCCGTCATTAGCTGAATAAAACCCACGCACCCGAATAGAGCTGTAATCTGCTGTCATATTAAAAATTGATACAGCAGAGGGAAGCCACTGTCCGAACTGGTACTGGACCTGTTGACGGATATCATTGTCACCAATAGCAACCATATTTTGAGAATCAATTGCCCAACTCTCAGCAGTAGTCCCGGTTGTCGTGAATCCAAGAGGCGTGCTGGCAGCGAGTCGATATGCTACGCCATTATAGACTGTCACCTGACTACGATTAGTAAACGTTACGGGACCATCAATATAGTCAGCCAGCCATGAATAGCCAGAGGATGCCAGCAGATCGTTAAACTCACCCCTTTGCCCCGTAATTTGTGCGGTGAATTGATCATGCTGTGAACCAATCTGGTTGTTGAATAATTGTCCCTGCGATTCAAGCATCGCAACAAACTGACTTTGTTGGCTGTTAATCTGTGTGACAAATGCCGACTCCATTCCGAAGAAGGAGGGGCGCGTTTTGCCCAGACGATCGATCCAGATTAAGGCGGTCAGGCTGTTAAGTGCAAAGTCGAGATTCTCAGCGTTATCAAACAAATCTTTTACAGCCGCCGAACCCAGCGGATTGCCGGTTTTATATGTGCTCATAGTCGCCCTATAACAAAAAAACCCGCCGAAGCGGGTTGTTGAGAGTTATTTCTGTTTTATGCAATGTCGCCGGGATAACTTGCATTGTCGTAGTCGTAGAAGGATGCGCGGTACTCTTTGGCGGTAACCTGACACGTCCCGTCTGATTGTGGGGCAATCTCCTCAACAATGGCGTCATAGACATGACGCGTTGAGCCGCAGAACACCAGGCGGACTGGCTCAATGGCTGGTGAAGTCTGGTCAATCTTCAATGTGTCATCAAAATCACTCAGATGGGGAACGGACAACTGATAATCCCCCACTCTGCTCGCCACCATCAGACCGGATGCAGAGCCATCCTGATAGCGGATCAGCGCACGGGGGTTTTCGAAAGACCAGTCCAGCGGCTCCGTAACGGTGAAGGTTGTCACCCCACCAGCCGTTGTCATCGCCTCCACCAGACAGGAAATCGTGTTGTTCCCCGGAATATCATCCGTGAGCACGATGCGATCACCCAGGTTGTAGCACAGCGCGTCCAGCTCGGTGGTGGTCTGGAACGTCACCCGCTGCTGCAGGTATTTCATCAGGCGCCGCATGCCGATCTGGTAGGCGTGATCCTGAGAAAGTACCCCATCGAGTTTGTAGTTCTCGATTTTCACCGGTGTGGGATTATCGGGTGTCCGACATTTAACAGTCTCCTCCGCCCAGGTGACGCCGTTGATGTACGTCACGTCGACACCATCAAAATCATCGTCGGACGGCACGGTAAATCCGCTCTGCAGCTCCTCCACCATCTCATGCGGCGTTATGATCCCCGTCCAGGGCTTAATCCCCTCGCGGTTGACCGTCGCCAGGCCATTGCTTAACAGGAAACGGGATTTCCCGGCACTGGCTATCATCTGCAGCATTTCCAGAGCCGAGATACTGTCGCCGGTGGCGAAATCGAAATTTTCGCCCCGTGGCGTCCAGTACGCGGACTCCAGCGCGTTGATGGTATCGACGTCCATCTCCAGCCCCAGCGAGCTCCCGACATGCAGCAGCGCCCCCGAAATGGTTCTGGCCGTTCCTGAGTCATAGGACCGCGTTGCCACAACGTTTACGCGGCGGTCTGACTGCGCCGCCAGCCTCCCGCCCGTCTCAACGGTCACCGCCATCAGCGACACATCGGGATAGGATGAAGGGCGCGTCAGCAGTCGCCCGCGCAGTGCCTGCCAGTACATCGAATCCCTGGCGTTGTTTGAGCCCTGCTCATTGCGCCGACGGCATCGAACCTCTACAAGTCCCGGAGAACTGAGCGTGATCCGCTCAGTGAAACCTAACCCGTTGATGTTTTTCAGCGCGTACTCGCCCTGGTGACTCACCCACCCCGATCCGGAACCGTAGACGCGATACTGTATCTCCCACTCAACGTGGCGAATCCGTTTTTTGCCCTTACTGTCAAAGCCGCAGATACCGTTCGGGAAAGAGAAATTCACCTCGAACATATCGACGGTCTCATTTTCAGGGCAAACCAGGAACGGCCCCAGCCAGCTCAGCGTGTCGTTAAGACCAGTGGCCTCATAGTCGATCATCGTCCGGGCGGAGAATCCCGGCCATGACTCATCAACGACACCGGAAATCAGGCGCGCCACCGTCGCCGTCGTGCCGTCAGCCGACACAATCCGGTACTCATTCCCGCGGTGAGCAAGTGAAAGCCGTTGCACACCTTCAGGCATGCCCGAGAATGCGGTCCCCGTAGTGCTGTTATACGCAAGCGTCACGTTTGCCGTTACCGCCGGGCTGCCGCCGGTTGATGCCGTGCCGGAGGTGTAAACCGGGGCATCACCGAAAACGGCTGCAGGCAGTGAGGAGGATGTGATTGCCCCACCAACGAACGGACTGGCCGCCTCGGTTATCAGTACGGTACCGCCGTTGTCCCGTGCGACCAGGCCGGAGCCAGTGAGCCCCTCGGTGATAGCCGCCAGCAGTCCCGACATCGAGATGTAGTTCGCTACCAGCGACACCGTATAGGTGGTGCCCTGCCATGTGATCATGAACGTACTGGAGCTGGTCGAAAAATCGTAGGTAACAGGAGCGGCACTGGCCTGAATTTTTGCTGCACTGCCACCCTCGCCAGGCACCGCCTCCTGACCTGGGGTATAGGACGCAATGACGAGGTCATAATCGACACTGTTGAAACTCAGCGTCACCGGCATACCCGCTACGGGAGCAAGTTCGGTAAGCAACGAGCTGGCAAAAACACTGTAACCAGAAGAGGTGGAGATCAGATAATTTGTCGGCGCCTTAATTTCAACTATGGCCCCCGTTACCCAGCTGTCCGGAAGAGAATTATCGTCCTCGTCGTCATCGTCACCATCATCCGTATCAAGGCCTGTAAAGGTTACGGATGCACCAGAAACCGTCATGCTGTCAGCGATAATATCGTCGGAATCAGGTGAGGTCTGGGCCATGTCTAGCCCTGTTCCGCTTGATGTTCCACCGACCTCTGTCGAGTTGAACCAGTTCTCGCTGCGCTCATCGCCGGAAACATCCGCGCCTGGCGGGTAATGGGTGCTGCTGAACCCCGGCAGCGTTGAAGCTGGCGTACTGCCAACCCGGATATCGCCATTGGTATAAATCAGATCACCGACACCGAGACACAGCAGCATCTGGACGCGCATTTTCGTAGGATCGGCGGCATCAAACCGGGTAACCGGCTGCACCACATAATCAGGGTAGATACGCACCCGACCAAACACCTCACGAATGGCATCACCGAGTTTTGCAGTATTTGCCTTTGCCGGGTTCAGGTCGAGACTCCGCCCTGTGGATGAGGTATAGCCCCCCGTATCGATACTGCTCATCATAAACAGCGAATAAGCTGCTGCAGCAACGGAGATGCCGACACCTATCCACGCGATGGTGGCGGCCTCCAGCCCGAAGGGCACCGGATAAAGCCGGACATCACTTTCAGGGTGGATCACGCAAGTAGCCCACTCGCCTGGCGGAATGGACAGACCGTCAACCTCAATGGTTAACGGCGGTACATCCCGATCCTCGTAACCTTCAACATTCACCGCCAGCCAGTTTCGAAGGCTGGTTACGCCATGTTCATGCGTTTCGAGAGGTTCACCGGGAAGCCGGGACGGATAAAAACGAATGGTCATTGCCAGAACTCCACTTTGACAAATCGGCGCTTAAACCGCGGCAACGGCAGGAAGGTGACGTTCGTTCCCGGATTACATTCCGCCACATGCAGCAGGCCACCGATACTGACAACGATCCCCACATGGGTGACGGTCGACCCGGAATAGCAGGCCACGCCAGCCCCTTCGCAGGGCTCGCAGCGCTCAAGGGTAAGCATCATCCTGCGCGCTTCCCGGTCGAGGCCGCCGTCGTCTTTGGTGACCCCTGCAAAATCGGGCCAGACGGGTAAATTCAGGTCGCGGCGTATCTCGTTCACAATGCCGAAACAGTCGAGTTGCGGGTATACGCGCCCGCCCTTCAGCCAGGTGACTGAACGGTATTTATCAGGGTTAAACATTCGGATTCCTTAGCTGATATAACGCAGTCCGGGGAATACAGGGAGCGTGTAGCGGTATCGCGGCCAGGCTGTATCAAGGATATTCATATAACCCGCGGTAATCTGCGCCTCTGTCGCCGTCCAGTAACCAGACTTGATTTTCAGCGTATACGGCACTTCCGCAGGGGCCGCTAAATCCGTGGAGATAAAACAGCGGTATGTCAGCGATGCAGACAACCTGTTAGCCAGGGCATTGCGGATCGTCGTGGACACAACACCATCAACATTGCACAGGGCAAATTTCAAATCTTGCGTACCGTCCGCGTTGCGCGCCGGCAGCGCAATGTCAATCGCGCAGGCGGTAAACGTTACGGTATTGCCGCTCTCTGTCGTCGCCGTAATATCCTCATACCCTTGGCACAGGTAGTGAACATCTGAGCCAACGGTGATCTGCAGCGTTTCAATGATCACCTCCGGCCCGCTGCTGGCATAGAGCCTGTTAAGCCTTGTCATGATTTTTACCCAATAAAAAAGGCCACCCGAAGGTGGCCTTAAAAATTGGTGTCGAATGTGGGTGTACCCTCACCGCCAGGATCGCTATTCCTCACTTTATTTCACGCTCCGGCTACGGAGCGGCATGAAGGACTTTCCCACAAATCGACACAGGTTATTATGAAGGTGAAACGGTTTTAATCAAGCCTTTGGCCACTCCCTGTTAACTGCAAGATCAAGAATATCGCTGTTCACAATGAAGTCAGGGAACTCGGCCCAGCCAGGCGGAAGGATTGGACGCTCCCATAATTCCAGCGTTGCACTATATCGCCAGTATTTACCGCCCTCTGGTGTCGGTCCCTCGTATATATCGACAAACCTACAGACATAATCTTGCGCACCTAAAGGGGTAAGCAGCGGCATGTTGAACCAGTCAGCCCCATCGGTAATGATGTCTCGGTACCAGGCTTCGAAAAGCTGTGCCTGACCATCAGTAAAGATCCATGAAACTGGCGTTTGAGTAGGAACCGAAGTATAAGCTCGCCTTTGTCGCCGCCTGCCGGTAACCATCGCTGTACTTTTTAGCGGAGAAGTCGCTTTAAGACCAAAGTTCTCCTTCAATGGGCAAGGGAGATAATCCTTCGGGTAATTGAGATTAGTTGAAATTGCCATCAGCTAATTTTCCTCCCCGAGGTAGTTTTCCCCATCAGAGCCTTATGTAAATCACCCTGACCGCTTGCGACTGAATTAACCGCCTTCCGGTATCCCCTTTCTGCCCCCTCATCTGCAGCTTTACGGACCAGCGCCAACGTTGCATCGGAAGGGTTACCATTGATGGGGATATTGATTGTGGGCGAATAAATCGCGCCGCCACCTGTTGACTGGTTTGCAACTCGATCCAGAGTGGCATCCAGTTTTGCGCTGGTTTTCGCCGTTGTGACACGCTCTCCTTTTTGAAGCAACCAGGTTCCAGTTTCAGGAACTGAATCAACACCATCATGAGCCATACCTGAAAGGGAAGCAGCAGAAATAGCTGCAACCATAGGCTCAGTGACCGCAGCCGCTGCAGCCATTGCAGCTGGAGCTAATCCAGGTCCAACTATTGGGATTGCAGCCGTTGATGCAAAAGCGGCAAGTTGAGCCTGCAATGCGGTTGCTTGCGCGTTAGCAATCATTGCAGGAATCGCAGAGGCTTGGGCTGTTTTGTTTACCAGCATCTGAACACCTTGATACACAATCCATTGAGCAGCCATATCAACCAGAGCTTTAATCACTGCCTGGCCAAGGTCTGCAAATACTCCCTTTATTGCCTCCCCCATCGATTCAGTTCCGCTTACAACATCATATAAATGTTCTGAAACTGAGTCCGTAGCAGCCCCTAAGATTGATGTCATTGCGTCCGCTGCTTGTTGGTAATAATCAGTTGAGCTATCAGCAAAATCAGCTAGAGCACTAGAAATACCAGATTGCCAATCATTTCTTAGGTCATCTGACTCATGGTAATAATCCTTTTGGATCTGCAATCTTTCTTCAAGAGCTTTTTTTAAGGCGGTTTTCTTTTTTTCATATAAGCTTTCTTCAATGTCGCCAGCTTGAAATTGATTTAAAAGCTCCTCTTGTCGAGTTTCATAATCCTGCTGAATGCTGTTTATTTCACGCATTCTTTCGCGGTCTTTTCCTCCGAATGAAAGACCGGATAGTTCATTATCATAACCCTGTTTAACAAGCTTATTCTGTTTATTTAAAACTGACACATATTCTGCAAGCTTAGCATTCTCCTTGTTTGTGCGAAGCTCTTCTTTTCTTGCATCAAGAACTTTTGCAGCAGTACGAAGTTGCTCTTTCTGTGACTCTGATAGTTTTTTAAGGTTTCCACTAGATATATCAAAGTTTATTTTTTCAAGCTCAGTAACTTTAGCTGTTTTTTTGCCAGTTGTTTCTATTAGTGCAGCTTGCTTCTGTAAATCAAGAAGACGACTCTTAAATGCATTATCAGTAGCATTTTTTTTGGCTTTTGGCTGCTTCTGATTAGAATCACCTTTTCCTAAAGAGTAATCATCCGATTTTGGTGTATCTATGCCAAGGTCAGAAAGTAAAGACGTGAGCCCTTTCGCTCCTTTATCTATCTGTTCTGGAGTCAATGTACCTTTAATTGAGCGAAGAAAACTCAGGCGCTTGTTTAAAAAATCAAGTTCTTCCTTCTGTTCTCTACTTTGATTTCCTCGTTTACCAAGAAATCTAATTCTTTCTTCTATGTCTCTCTCATCGGCAGCATCATAATTCCCTGAAACCGCGCCAATACGAGAGCGAGTGTATGCGGCGATTGTCCCCAGACCACCAGCAATACGCCCCACAACCCCGGCAAGGCTTGTGGCTTCACCAACCAGGTCTGATAGCCCCTGAAGAACAGCGGGATCGGTGAAGACGTCACGAATATCATCAAGTCCAGACTGTAATGGCGTAAGATCCACTTTAGCCAGCCCGGAGGCTATTTCCATCTTCAGGCCACGAGCGCTAGCCTCAATATCCTGAAAGAACTGGTTTACTTTGACGAGGTTGTCAATATCCTCTTGTGGCGGGGCAATACCAAAATCTTTTGATAATTGAATAAATTGCTTTAACTTCTCATTGTTGTTCTCGAACAATGGAAGCATTTTTGATAAGTCATTACCGAGGCTTTCAAGAATATTAGTTTTACCAGCCTGACTCGGTATTTTCTGCAATGCTTCACTGATAGCCATAAGTTGCTTATCAGGAGATTGCTCGGAAAGTTTTTTAGCAGAGAGGCCAAGAGTATCGAGTGCTTGAGCCGCCTCTCCTGATTTATTTAAAACAGCATCACCAACTTTATCATTAATGTCTTTAAAAATATCTGCAATGTTATCGCCAGTTAAACCAGTCTGTTCCGCTGCGTATTGCCATGACAATAAATCCTGCGTGGACATTTTTAAGGATTTAGCCCAGCGGTCGGCCTCAGTTACCTGTTGAGCTGTATTTTTAACAATGGATAACCCAGCAGCCCCTATTCCAACTGCTGCTGTGGCTGCAGCTGCCCCAACTGCGATGATTGCTGAACTTACCTCTTTGGCGTCTTTTTTTACCTGGTCACTCCACTTCTGGGAAGCTCTTTCGGCTTTGCCCATGCCCTGAACAAATCCACCTACTTTGGCAATCAGGTCAATTGTTAACGTACCGAGTGACTTGCCAGCCATTGCGTTTTCTCCAGGCAATAAAAAACCCCGCCGCAGCGAGGTTCATCATTAATTTGAAAGGCTACTTTTTAAATGCCTCAGCATAGGTTTGGGCAGTTTTTTGTGATGACTCCATGAGATCATCAGTCAGCGTTTGCTGCCCCCATTTGGTTACTTTCCCGTTTACAAAAGTAACGACCAAACGATCATTGGCTAACTGTTCATTGTCTACAATTGTGTAGGCATACCGTGTCTTATTCCAATAGATCCAGCGCTCACGTTCTGCGTTTACATCCGTCCGTCGCGGTGCTCCCATGATCTGCATAACATCATTTTTTGTCATACCAAGGGACAACAGCATTGACTTCTGGTTGTAGTCAATTTTCTGTTCTGATGGCGCGCAAGCTGTGATAGCTATAGACGAAGCACCAAGAAATAAAGCTAAAATTATCTTTTTCATACCCCTATCCATGTAGTTAATGATCTTATGATCATAGTGATGCTGAATTGTATTTTACAATTATTAATGCCAACTTTTCATAGCATCTTCCAGAGATAATGGCGCTTCGTTGATGTGCGGTGCAAAGTCACTAACCTTGAACGGAGGCGTGTTCTTTGCCTTATTGATGTTAGCTAGGACAGAAGCCACCAGCGAAGCCCCCCACTCGGTTCGCATTATGACATTAAGCTGACCATACTTATTACGGTACTTTACCCACACCTGAAACTCACGAAGGCTCATTCGCTCCTGAGCCTCCGCTATGGTCCGCCCACCGATGCCGTTCATGACTAACTCACACCAGAACTCGTCTTCTCCTGTGAGTTCGTAGTCTTTCCCAGATCGTTGACTTCCTGGATGACGGCCAGCAAAGCAATAACGATCGGGCCGTCCAGCGCCCCACGCTCCGGGGTAGCAGTTCCAAGAATGTCAGCCGCGGTAAACACTGGGGCGCCGTCCTGATCGCAAATATGCGCCGCAATGCGCTCAGCAATCGGGTCCGATTTCCCGTTATACGCCAGCAGTTCAGCTTTAGTGGTGTGGTAGCCCATCGGGCGCACATAGACGGTTGCGATATGCTCTTTCCCGTCACGGCCTTTCCACTTAATTTCTTTTTCCACGGGACGCCCGGTAAAGGCACCGGTTTCTTTTAACGTATCGAGAGTAAGTTGCATTTCAGCTCCTGAATAGAAAAGCCCGGATAACCGGGCATATTAATTACGCTGCGGCCTTAGGCACCCATACGGAAGAGCCAGACCGCTGGATCGTGGCGGAGGTCGTCACAACAGCGTTACCCTGGAAATCAAACGGGAAATCGGAAACGTAACCCTGGAAAATGAACCAGGTGCGATCCGATGGCAGCACCAGGCCATCAACAGCATCCTCAGCGCCAGGAGCGGCGGCTGTCGGGACACTGGTTCCATCTGACCAGCCAACCGCAAAAGTTAACGGCGTCTGGTCATTAGCTTCAGCGAGGCCATGCAACATAATGTGGCTTGCGTTCGTCGGATCAGCGTTAAGCCCGACGGTTGCGGCCGCAGGCGTTTTAAGTCCCTTTTTGTAGGTTCTGGAATCCCGCTCACTCAGACAGGTATCTTCAATCTGATCGGCAGGGTTCCCGCCGGGGTTGAAACTGGTGATGCATTCAACCTCGCTGACCACGCCAGACTTGAGCACAAAAAACTGCGTGCCTTGCGTTAATACAGACATGTTTTGTCTCCATAAAAGAAAAACCCGCACAAGGCGGGTCAGTTTGGGGTTGTTGGTTATCTGGTCGTTATCCAGTCAACATCGAAGGAATAGCGGTATCGCATTGTTTCAGGATCGCGGCTTTGTTCACCCCATCGGGTAATATAGGCCTTGCCCTCAATTGCGTCGCGTAAAGCACGGGCAGCAGCGATCACGTCGGTGTCAGTATCGCCATAGACATCAACCTGCAGAGAATAGTGATCCGCATCTGGCCGCTGGTTCAGATAATTTTCAGGGTTGCCGCCTATGTTTTGCCAGACTGCATAGGGGTAAACGATATTATCGTCCTGCATACCGAACGGATAAAGCCGCACGGGATTAGAGCCTAGCAAATCCCTGACTTCCTGGCTGGCTGCGCAAACTGCAAATATTGGAGCAATCATACCGGAGTTCCTTTTTTAGCCGCCCGTCGCACAGCCCGATCAATGGACTTTTCCAGCTCCAAAGCAAAAACGTTAATCACATCGGCATCGACCCCATTCAGTGCAGGCCTAATTATTGGCCTCGCTGCAGCATGTTCTGTGCCGAACTCCAGGAATCGCCAGTACCAGGTATCCCCGCCGGGATTACCTTTATCTCCGGCAGTGTTATAACTTTTACCCGCCCTGCCTTTTCGGACGTTGGCCTTTGTATTGGCGTATTGCCTGGCGCCGCCCATCACCCCGACACGAAACGTTGGATCGCCGGTTCTGCGAAACGCCTTGCTGCTGAAGCTGACCACAATGTTCTTGTAGATAGCCTCTTTGGTGAGAGGATCATCAACCCGCGCGGCATTATTGCGCGCTCTGTCCCTGATGATGTTTGCCGCTTTACGCAGCGCTGCACGACCAGATTTATCGCGAGTGACCTGTGAGACGGCATCCAGTTTCCCCAGGACGGAATCAAGGCCGGTCAGGTTTACTTCTACGCCATCAGCCATCGTTAGCCCCCTCTGAACACGGCAGTGTCAGGTATTCCCTGCCGCTCCGGGGGTCAGGTAAAACGCCCTCAATGTTGTAGATGCGGCCACGAAACAGGATCCGATGTTTGCGGGTGACGCCCTCACGGTAACGAATCGTTATCCGGGTGGTAACTTCGCCCTGAGAGGCCTGGGCGGCGATAAACTCACGTGCGGATAAAGGTGCGACTTCGGCCCAAAGGGTTGCAACATCGCGCCAGGTATTAATCACGGCTCCCGTTGTCGGGTTCTGTTCTTTTACCGACTCCTGCAGGGTGATCCTGTGACGCAATTTTCCGGCCTGCATATCACCCCCTCGTTCTTTGACTCAGGTAAACGGGTCGATCATCACCCAGTGAAGTGATTTCAATATCGTCATCTGCAGCCAGCGACTGGATAATTACATCGGACAGGGCGACGTTAGATTCAGCCAGGCGGTTTATCGCTTCCGTCTGCTCTCGCTGTGCTGCTGTTTGTTCTCTCAGCGCTGCAATCAGCGCGTTTACCAGTTGCTCGTTCATAGGCTATTTTCGTCCACTTTTTTAACCATTCACGCCGTTTAGCACATCCTGGGCAGCCCATTAATTCCACCTCCGGTGCCTAATCAGCAGCGCCTCAACGCCCAGCGGAACTTCCGATAGGTTCTGCGCTGCCGCTTCGCGGTTCGCATACCAGTGTCCAATCAGCAAAAGCATTGCCGCCCAGATGCCGGAAGTAAAAATAACCTCACGGGGCTGAGTTTCCCCTTCCACTGGCGGCGTTAATGTTTCGACCAGCGCACCGTCGCAGAACCGCTCAACATAATCGACGGAGGCCGAAGCATAGGCAGCAATAAGCGTATCTTCGTCGTCACCATCAACCTTCAGATGCGCCTTTATCTGCGCCAGCTGTTCCTCGCTTATTTCCACCTTTACCCCCTGGTTTGGCTTTAGCAGGCTCCGCAGAACCAGAGTCTGTTGCCTTTTCCGGCTCAACCGCCTCGGCCAGATGCAGTTTCACCAGTACTTCGCCGATTTCTTTATGCACCTCGCGGATTTCCCCCTGAGATACCGTACCCAGGTGATAATGCGAGAACATACGGAGAGCTTTAATTTTCATCTCATTTACGCGGCCATTGCTGGCCGCGCCCTTTTGTTATGCACCAGTGCTGACAGCAATATCACCCGTCACAATCGCTGCCGGGCGATAGTGGGCCAGCGCCAGGCGCTCTTCGCAAAGGATGGTCAGCATGTTTTTAACGAAGTTATCGCGGTCCTGGTTGCTGATCTCGATGGTGGCATCCATGCGATCCCAAACCTGCGACGCCAGGCCAAACGCGCCAACGGTGAATTTGCCTGCCGTCTGCGCTGTGGTCGACACCACCGGAAGCCCCCAAAGCACTTTCGAGGCAAACGCCTGCGGGCCACCGAGAATGTAATTGCCGTTAGCGTCCTTCAGCAGGGCAATACGGTGCCAGTCCGCCGGGTTCAGAATGATGCCGTCTGCTTCGAACTCACTCAGCGATACCTGATAGATGGCGTGTGCCAGAACATCAGCGCCAGTATCTCCGGCTGCGTTGAGTGTGGTTTCGTAGTCATTCGCTACTACGTTGAGCCCCTGCAGGTTATCGCCGGTACCGTCCCCGTTCAGCATCTGGTTCTCTTCCACCAGTGCCAGTCCGTACATCATGCGGGAATTGAGGTAAGACTCGAGCGCCGGGGCATCATCCATGATCTGGCGCGATGCCTGGATCCAGTGGGCGATAGTTTTCACGTTCGCCGTTTCTTTGGTGAAGGTAATATTACTTTCCGGCTTGAGGGTACCTTCTGCCACTGGTGCTGCAGCGTTGGTAAACACGTTTTCGCGCACGTATTCCAGCGCGTTACTGGTGATACGCCCCTGTGCCAGCAAGTCACGCACGGTCAGACGGCGAAGACCCGGCATAAGAATACCCGGCAGCTGCTGCGGCTGGACCAGGGCGCCTGCCGACGCTGCGCCGGAACCAATCGCTTTATCAAAACTGGTGACTTTCGCTTTGGTACGCGAGCCGTCCCAGCCCTTCATCAGGTCTTCAGATACGCGCTGAGCAAATGACTTCTGCGCATTCTGATCAGGAGAGTTTCCGGCCAGTTTCTGCTCAAGATCGAACAGGCGGGTGCCGGTGGCTTTCAGTTCTTCCTGTGCTTTCGTCAGATCGATCTGCAGCTGCTTGTTGATTTCACCGGTCTGGTTGATGGATTTACGCTGTTCTTCGATAAGCTCCTTTACTTCTTTTTGGGAGTTTTCGATAGCTTTTTCCAGTACAGATAATTCAGACATGTGTTACTCCGTTAAGGTGTCCGCAGGTTAGCGGCAAATGAGTTAATGCGCTGTGCCAGCGCGTCAATGTCGTCGCTACCGAACTCGCTTCGGCCTGCAGACTTAACACGGGCGATAAATGCCTGTGCTTCAGAACGCGAAAGCCCGACTGAATCCCTCAGCCAGGCCTCCGCATCGCGAATAGATTTGATGCTGTCGATGCTCTTCATGGCCGTTACGCCAGCGAGCTCGTTAGCCGGGAAAGTACAGACGCTAATTTCCCGCAGGTAAGAGATGTTTTTGAAGATGAGCCCTGACGTGCCAACGGTGTAATCATCAGGCCCAACGGAAAACCCCACAGACATCCCTTCAACCGTGCCATGCTGCATGGCAGCTTTCAGGTCTTCGGCCAGGCTAAGCCCTGGAGTAAGTTGACCACGGACAAATAGCCCCTTGTCATCTTCATGCATGGCATCCCATTTACCGACCGGGATAGCACGTGTCTGGTGGTTAAAGAACATGGCCACCTTGCGACTCTGGTTAGCAATCACACCAGCGAAAGCACCTGGCAAAATAATGTCGCCATCGGCGTCGGTGTTATTAAAAACCGAGGCATACCCTTCAAATGTTCCCTTACTGCCGTCGCCGATGAACTTGATTTCTGTCTGGTCGAAAGCCAGCGTCTTCTGAATGTCAGGCATCATAGCCCCCATAAAAATTAAGCCCCGGCATTGCGGGGCTCTTTGTTTGTTCCGAGATCGGTAATGGGCACGTTCTGCGACTGCCGTGTCGCCACATCACCTCCGGGCAGCGGCGGCAGGTTATCGAGCCTTCGAACCTCGTTAACGGTCCGAATCCCGGTATTGACCATGATTTGCATAAATGATGCCCGGCTTGTTGAATCACCGCGCAACAGCCCGTCGAGGTTATGCTCGGCGTGAATGATGCCCTGTTCTGACTCTTTGACCAGCCAGCGCTCAATGCTGTACTCCCACCGATCAAGGTAGGGTTTGAGGGTATACTGGAGAAAGCCCAGGTTTTGCTGTTCAATCCCCGATCCCCAGGAGGTGGTTTTGTCCACGTCGCCGACCAGATGTGGAGGCACGCCGTAAAATCGCGCCAGTTCGGCGACCTGAAATTTACGCGCAGCCAGAATTTCTGAATCCTGAGGCGAAACGCCGATAGGTTGTGTGGTGAAGCCGCTCTCAAGGATCCAAAGCCGCTTTTTGACCGGGCCACCAGCAATCTCCTTAAAGTTTTCCTCCAGCTGCCCGCGCTGCTCTTTCGTCAGCACCTTGCCGTCAGTCATCAGGATCTGCGGAGACTTCGCACCATTGGCGAAAAATTCACGCTGGTTATCTTCCATCGCTATGGCCACACCAGCAGACTTCGCACTGAACGCCAACGGCGAAAGACCAGTCAGCCCATTGAAGCCAAACCCTTTGAGATGAAAAATTTCTTTCTGTGAAAAGTCGGCGTATTCAGTGTCCCGTCGGTAGCGATAGATAATATTTTTACCGTTATCGCTGAGCCGAACTTCCATATTGGCGCTCATCAGTGGAACCATGCTAATCACGTCACCAACACTGTTTCGCTCAACATGTGCATAGGCGTTGCCGTAGGCACATAGTTGCATAGTCATTGCTTCGCGAAACTCAAGAGCGGTCATGAAGTTGTTGGGACGGAATCTCAGCAGTTTCGCCAGGGGGTGACTGTTGTCCACTTTCGTGCGCTGATCATTTTTGGTCTGATAAACATCGAGTGGTAAAGATGCTGTTACGGTGGAGATTAACCTGATGCAGGCCCATACCGTACTGATTTGCATATTACGCTCATCAGTCACAACAGAATCACCAACCACACCGTGCGCTGACGTACCCGCCATTTGCGAGCCCTTATCGGGTGTCACCAGGCGGCCGCCGGTCAGGATAGAGGCCATGCGCGCCCAGAATGGCGATCGCGTCCGCAGGTCAATGCTGTAATCGGTATCTGCCATTTTTACACGCTCAAAAAGTTGTAAATGAAATCATTAACGTCACCCTGCTCCTCTACCTCGTCACTAGTCTGCGCGCCAATAGACATCGCCAGCGCTACCATGCCGTCGATACGTCCGCTCGACTTACCTTTCACAAACTTGCGGTTACCGGCAGGGTCAGTGATTACCGTGGCGTTTTTGGCGCACATTTCGAGGATCGGATGATTGCCGTGCTTCAGCTGCGCACCGAGCAGTTTGGCTTCCAGCTCCCTGAGAGCAGGCGACATGGAAACAAACCCCTGACCGAACTCTACGAATCGTTCGAGCTCCACATCTGTGAAACCAGCATCGATGAGATGAGGGCGAAGGAAGCGCATGTTATAGCGGTCAAACGCCAGCGCCCTGACGTTACAGAGATCAAAAACGCGCCGCAGCTCCCTCGCGATAAATCCATACTCGATAGCCTTACCAGGTGTCGTGTTTAGCCAGCCCTGCTTCGCCCATATGTCATAAGGCACACGATCGTTACGCGCCTTATCTGCCAGCCCTTCCTCCGGTAGCCAGAATTTACAGTGCACATCGCCCTGCGTGGTGTTCAGCACCAGTGCGGTCAGGTCTGACACGCTGGAAAGATCGAGCCCGCCCCATACGGTAGCCCCCGCAAGTTCGCCGGGTTCCTCCTTGTTCATATGCCATACACTCTGGCTAACGAATGGGCTTTTCGCTTCAACCCTGCGGTTTAAAACAAGGTTCTCAAACTCTGCCTGACGAGACGGCAGGCGTTTCGCACTGGCGGCCATATCCAGCACTTCTTTCTGGTTCATGAACACATCGAAGGCCGGGTTTGCCAGCCTGATGGCCTCGACAGAGAAAGGATCGATATCTTCCGGCGCGGTCTGAAGCCGGACCACCGTCCGGGGATCGGCTCCGGTCAGGCCATCATCAATCAGCAGGCTCAGCAGGTCGCTCGCATCGGGCGCCTGGGTGCTGATGATTATCGAAATAGGGTTATCCTGTGCAGCGGTGGCGGTTTCCAGCGCTTCATAAAGCGGATCTCGCGGCCCACGCACCTGGCCCAGTTCGTCGTGTGCGACAAATCGCGGCGAGAAACCGTAGGCCGTGGTAGCTTCGGCACTCAGTGCGCGGTAATAAGAACCCAGCTCAGGGCAGTGGATTTCTTTAGCTGAATCCTTGATCGCAACGTATTGCATTAGTACCGGGTTCATCCGGCACATCTTCGAGGCCAGGTTAAACAGAATGGCCGCCTGGTCGCGTGAGCGTGCCGCAGAATACAGCTGCGAGTTCGGTGCAGCCTCGGGCCCTACCAGGTAGAGCAGCATCAGCATGGCGGTTTCCACCGTTTTGGCGTTTTTTCGCCCGCGACTGATGATTGCGCGACGTGTACCATGCTTGTTGTCGAAAATGGCTCTGAAGTCATCCTTCATGAACTCAGCCATTTTCAGCGGCTGGCCGACAAACTTACCTTCGGGAATATAAATATTTCTTTCGCACCAGAGGATATTCCTCTCGGCTCTTGTCAGAGTTTTTTTAGCCATCGAAGAGCCTTATTCAATTTCCCAGGGTTTTTTCTCCCGCGGCAGATTTTTGTTGGCGCGTCCTACTGTTTTAGGATCAGCAGTCGCCTGCCGGGTGATACGCAGTCGCGTTGCCAGTGAAGACGCAGACCGTACTTCACGTTCGCGCATCGTGAGCAATTTATCGTAGCGCTTCAGCCCATCATCCCGAGCCAGCCACTCCAGCTCAAACTCCTCGATCTGAGTGGTTAACAGTCTCGCCTGCACCACATGCCGACAGTACATTTCCATCATGTCGCGATGTGTTTCAGTAAATGAGCTGGCCGGGTTATCGTTAACCAGTCTGATCCAAACGTTTATCTCTGGATCGCTAAGGTGTAACGAGGGCTGCAGCCTGCTTTCAGCCAGAGCCGGAAGCGACACAGCCGTCGTCGCGGCAAGAGATTTTCTGCCTCGCTGTGCCATCGCTTTTTTCCTTTTTTTCTGGACGTTTTTGAAAAGAAAACTGGGGGCGCGGTCTTTTTACGATTGCCGCCAGAGTTTTACCCCTCCCCCCCACCCTGTCGGGCTGATAATGAGAAAAGCTATCATTTCTCGATGATCCGCAGGTTTTCACGAGGATGACTGGGGGGCTCCAGGTGCTCACCGACACCGACAGACATTGTCAGGATGATCGTTGGCAGCGTCTCGTTTGCTGTATGACTGAAGGAGATGGCGGATGCAGAAAGAAAGCTCACACCATCAATGCTCAGTTCCACCAGCCTGCCATCTCGGTATTCAATCTTCAGGTCTTGCATTGCATGCTCCTGTTACCAGATAACCCTGCCTTCATTGTCGAACTCGGTAACCGTTCCGCCCTTCTCCATGCGTTGCTTAACCGAGTCGTGGCAGCGCTTGCATAGCGACTGAAGATTGTCCGGGTTGTGGAAGAGGGTTTCATCGCCCTTGTGAGGTTTGATGTGATCAACAACGGTGGCAGATATCACCTGATTTCGCCTGAGGTGAAACTCGCAGAGTGGCTGTTTCTGAAGCTGGTGAAAACGCAGTCGATACCACCGTTTAGTGTTATAGAGATGATGCCAGGGTGAATTAGTTGCCATATTCACTCCAATAAAAAGCCCCGCATAAGCGAGGCTGTAGATTCAGATAATTGATTTTGGCTACTGGTAGTTATATACAAAATGTCCTTCGATCTGAGATCTGACATCAATAGCGTCGTCTAACTTTAAAGAATCATAGCCCTTAATATGGAAATGAGGTTCATATGCATAAATAGTAATAAACGCATATGACCCTTCATCTCCTGAGAAAATCTCATATTTGACGCGTGAAAGACCGGCACCAACTAACATGTATGCATCCAGAAGCTTATGGGTGTTCATCATCCATTCCTTTTCCTTTAAAAATCCTTACCAGCATACATGCATTCGATGGATAACGGCAGCAATACATCCTTGAAGACTTCGAAAAGAAACCTCAGCGTCAGTGAGTTAATACCCACACAGCCATCCAATAATTCCAAAAAATAAAGCGGCAAGTAGCCAGCCAAGTGCAGTTTTCTTCATTAACACTCCGTAAAATGCTATAGACATCCCTAGACAGAGCGTTATAAAAACTGGCCACATAGTCAATAACAAAAACAAATAACTGACTAACCCACTATTAATAGTTACATTCACCACTAACTTAACCCTGACGTTCTAAATATGAGCTGTGTCTCCTGACACCATGCAATCTGCTCTTTCTGGTGAACTATAGCATTATCAACGATACTCAGTGAATGCTTGATGCCTTAGCCGCTGAGCTCCGTTAACTGATTTACACCTGCTACGCTTGTCATATCCGGAGTGTTATCTAAACTATCTTATGACTTTGCTCTGCCATGACAAAGTCCACTGTTCTATCCGTGAGCTCAGGGATGAGCCACTCCCTGTAGTGTCAGACCTTCTATTTTTACTCAAAACAAGTAGTAAAATGCCTCACAATCTGACTAAACTCCGACATTGGCTGCCCCTGCAGCACCCCGTAGCTTTGGGATTTCCTCCACGGGGTTTTTATCAGGTTTTAACCCGATTTTTCGGTTTAGCATTATCGAAGCCCCTTAGCTCAGGAGCTTCTGTAATGCCTACTGCTGGACCCTGTGTTCGTAACGGGAAATGGTCTTGCCGTTTGCGTTCATCACATAGGCCACCTCCCCCTGCTTCAGGAACAGGTTCTGGTCCATTCCAGACACTGAGATACTCTGCTGATTGGGGTTGAAACCAACGCTCAGGCCGCTATGGATTTCTTCGCCACCATCTGATGACATTACTTTTACTGTTAACATGATTCTTCTCCTGCTTCTGGCAATAAAAAAGGCCGCCATTGGCGACCTTGGTTAGATTCATACTAATTGTCAGGACGTATGACACGCATAACAGCAATAATAACAGCCATTTGATTGCGTGTAGGTTTTCTTGGCTTCGCGCACAGCTGGTGAACACGATTCAAATATCCCAAGGAAAAGCCTGTTTTCAACTGCGGGTAATCTGGCACAGGAACTTACGTGTACCTCATGATCACCATTTGACTGCGCATTTTTATTAACATAATAATAATTACCCATAGGTATTGCCCCAGAGCGATACTGCCAATTGCAGCAGCAACACTTTATCCACTGGCAACCCCTTAATTAAGATTAGTCTTAAAAAAGTATGAGAATTGTCACTTTAATTTCTGGCAGTTGACTACTACTGCTTTGTTGTGCGCCAGAATGTCGCGCTTGGTCTGCTTATCCAGCACGTCGATATCGTGGTCGGTCAGGTAGATGATCCGCACCCAACTGCAGGCCGTATCAACGACTACCGGGGCGGGTAAACTTTTCGCGCAGCTCGCGATCAACAAAGTCATCGCCCATACGCTTAACGTCTTCCTGTACATCACTGGCCCCTTTCGTGACTTCAGCACGGCGTTCTGCCGCGGCGACAGTAGCAGCGGCGTTTTCTTCGGTACGCTGCTGATCGGCTTTGGCTTCCGCCTTACTGGTCCCGCGAGCATGGCCGATACCGAACGCGCCAGCTATAGCGCCCAGGATGACAACCACCAGCCCCGCGATAATTTCAAAGCTCATTGCTGCGGCTCCTTCAGTTCTTCGGCCTTAGCTTTCAATGCTGGCTGGCGTACGTATTGCGAAAGCACCGCCAGCACCACCAGCGCAGGGCTAATCAACGCAACAATGTTTGGAGGCAGAATGTTTTTGATATCCGGCGGCAGCATCGCCCAGGCGTGCAGCGCAGCATCCGGGAACGACTGCGCCCACATGCCAACCAGCGCACCGATAGCCCCCAGCTTTACAGACCACGTTTTCAGCAGCAGGCTGGCATGGGCAACGAACTCCAGCCGGGTATATTTGCGCAGCAGTAACAGAACGAGCACAGCCACCACCACGAGCAAAGCGAAGATGATCATCTTCATAGCACGCGTTCCTTAACCCAGCCGTAGAGGAAATCCTCGTTGGCTTCGCGGCCCTCCGCCAGTTCGAGGTATCTGGCGCCCTGGCTGCAGTTCAGCGCGCGTAACAGAACCTGTTCCCCCTCTTTCCCGCGGGCTGAAAGATATCCCTTAAGCGCAGTGATGGTTCGGGGGCCAATGGCGCCATCCGGGATCAGATCGGGATACAACTTCCCACGCATGTTAAGGGCAGTGAGCCAGCGCTGGAAAAACTTACTTGCAACCGATGGCCCCATGTTCACGCCAGTGTCGCAAAGCTCATCTGCCAGTAACGTAGATAAACTTGCCACCTGATCGAATCGGGGGCCGGTCCAGTAATCGCTGAGCAGAATTTGCTTTGCTGTTTCCCTGGGCAGGTTTCTCATATCACCGGTGTAACCATGTGCTCGAGCTGTGGTCTGCGTGATGCCCCAGCGGGTTGGCCCGCCTTTATCAGAGGGGTGTTCGACATAACCACCCTCTTTGCCGAGGATCCCCTCGATAATCTGTTCTGCTGTCATTGTGCTTTCACTCCGGTAATTCGTTCCCAGAAATACGTGAGCGCTACGGAACCCATAGCGCCACTGATACCGGCCGTGGCCAGTATCATGTAAATACTCAGGCCACCTTCAATGCTGATGAGCCCACCAATGACCCCGGTAAACGCCGAAACCATAATCTGCGCAAAAGCATTTATCCAACTCCATTTCGCTTTGCCCTGCTTAACATCCATCAGGAATCGGACAAGGCCGCCCCAGCCAGCAATGATCAGCAGAGCCAGCCAGGTGATTCCGGCCATGCTTTCTTTGTCTTGCATATGCTTTGCCATAGGTTCACCTCCGGGTTAACGGGGTGCTGTGTGTTTGAAAGGGTCAGGCCCATCGGGCTGATTTAACAACGAGCTTTATCGATGATGATTCCCGTGAGCCTGAAATGAAAAAGGCCGCGCATAAGCGCAGCCTCAAATGATTTGTTCCTCAGCTTGCCGGGGAGACTTATTCATGGCGAAAAAAAGCCCGCTCAGAGGGGCGGGCAGAAGGTAGGCAATACTGATTCTGCAACGGAACGAGGCGCACCTAATAGTCCGAGCTACCGATTTACCAGGAGAGCGCTCGTTTTCCGTTACTACCTTTTAAACATAGCTGGAGAAGCCGAAACGGCAACCCCACTACCAAATAGCTTAGTAGCATTGTATGGTGCCGGGTGCCTCCCGGTGAGCATGTCCCAGTCGACATGGCCCGCGCTGCATTTACAGATCACTGTAAGTGACTGGTCGCCCCACCGCATAGGGGGATTCACCATGTCGATAATCTAATTTGTAAACTTTGTGTTAGTCAATATGTAACACTCTGTCAAAGGCGCCAGAAGATGCTTACTTGCGATGTGTCATGCAGAACATCTCAACCCAAGAGCCCTGAACGGAACAAAACCCGCAAAAGCGAGGCTTCAATATGTTTTAAGTTCGTGTCGAAGTGACCACTCTTAACAGATTACGATAGTTTTTGCGTACGCGTTAGTGTTTTTGTAAACTGAGCTGATTATTACATCAAGGAGTCGAGTAAAATGAAAAAAATAGAACAGCTCTATACTTCAGTGTTAAAAAGAATAAGGAGAAAAAGGTTTCTCCGTGCAAACGCAAGCAAAAAGTCAACCGAACACAAAAGATACAAACGTAATGGTAACATACGAAAATCAAATTCTGAAAAAATAGTTGCGCCTACTATTCTTGATATCTATAACTCTAATTACCATGACAACGTAATAAGTTTTATTGAAAATATTGAAAAAAAAGCCAAGCAAGAGCAATTTAAAACTCAAAAAATATATGTTTGCTTCAGAAATACGATTTACATATCGGCCGCTGCAGGATTATATTTACTAGCAAAACTGGAGAGTTTAAAAAGTAACTATCCAGATATAAGATACACTGTAACTCGCCCTCCATTCAAAACTACACAGAAAGGCGAACATCATGTAGTTGATAGCGTACTTAACCGTATTGGTATATATTCTGCATTTGGGGTAAAAGGTCGAGAGATGAAAGAGAACCCATCTGTTAAGTGCTGGGAGGTTATTAGAGGTGAACTGGTTGATTCTACAATTGCTGGGAAACTATTAGAAGCAGTAACTGAGAAAATGGGAACGGATTACACTAATTTATACAGACCTCTAATTGAGGCGATGTCCAACTCGGTAGAGCACGCATATAGAGATGATCTATACGACAAGCAAAAGAACAACATTAAAAATAAATGGTGGTGTTTTGCAGCAATAATGAATAATAAATTGATTTTATCCATATGCGATTTAGGAGTTGGAATTCCCAAAACTTTGAAATTAACTCAAGGAGAAAGAGTTTTATCAAAACTTATTGAAATTATAGGCAAGCCTATTGAATTAGATTCAGAGCATATAAAAGCATCATTGCAGGTTAAACGCACAAGAACAAAACTTGGTTACAGAGGGAAAGGCGGCACGGATTTACAATCAATTATAGATAATTTTACACATGCCCAACTCAGAATCATATCAAACAAGGGGAACTACAGATATACTAAAAGGAAGAAAGCAAGGCCCGAATTGATGTGGGATGCTCATAAATCCATCAATGGTACAATTGTTGAGTGGAGTGTGCCACTACCAACTGAAGGAGAAGCGGCATGAAAACTTTATATATCAAGGAATTCTCCAGATATCCTGGCCCTCGCTACGAGTCGCTTGGAGAGAATAGTGGCGAAAAATTCCGCGAATTTTATTTAGTTCCTGCAATACTGGAAAATGATGAAATTTGTGTTGACTTTGACGGGGTTTTCGGGTATGGATCCTCATTTTTGGAGGAGGCCTTTGGTGGACTGGTGCGAAAGGGAATCAGCAAAGATAAGATTAACAACCTAAAGAAAAATCTTAAAAGTAAGGATCCGGCATTAGTTGCCGAGGTTGTTACTTATATCAATGATGCTCTGAGGGATGCCAAATAATGGAACAAGCCGTTACTCCAAATTTATGGGCGCTACCAGCTACCATAATTGCTATTGTGGGCATATGTTTAACTATCATTGGATGGATAGTTACTGCCTACTTGGCGCGGAAAAATAATGCAAACAATCTCAAAAAACTTGAAATAAACAGATTGATAGACGAGTTGTTTTACAAGTTAGATTTCATTTATAGTGAAATGCTGGAACTACTTGAGAATAAAGAAAAAGACAAAAGAGTATCTTATTTCATATTTACATCGTCCGTACGGCATGTTGAGTTTATATGTGAACGCATTCAACTCCTTGATGCAAGCCGCACTAAAGATACAGGTTTCATAGCAGAGTTGCGCCAAGCATGTACCAATGACACCAAATATGAAGCTGATAAAGTTGGCACAACACTGCATGAATTACAAAGTGTTAGTGAAAAAATCAAAAGCAAATATCTTAAAAGCTTTTAATTAGCCATTAATGTTAACTGAAGTCACATTAAGACTTCAGTTAACCATTTCTAAACAACCATCTACAAACCCCATTGCAGTCTGCAATTCCTTCCTGATGGTCCCATCAGAACACTTCCGTTTCTTCGCGATGCTTCTTAATGAGAAACCAATAACAAAATGAGCAATTATTAACTCATACTCTTCTGGCTTATACTTCCGCAATCGCGCTACACAGCCGTCAATCATGATTCCTTCATCATCATCGCATTGATGACGTGTTTTCTTTCCATGAGGTAACAAACCTTTAAAACCTGCGGCAATGGGTTTCCAATCAACACCACTACTATCAGCTGCAGCCCATGCTCCCCAGCGGTCTAAAATTTCATACATATCACGCATTAACTCATCTCCACTGAATTAAGCCAGCACGCCAATTGCCAGCGAACGATCCAGAAATCGAAACAGCAGCTCCAGCTGTGAGCCGTGCTTCTCCTCAAATGCCACGGTGTCAGCATGCAACTCGTCGTGATGCGCTCTGCAAAGCGGCAACACAAACAGGTCATGCGCTTTTGTTCCCATTCCACCTTGTCCGTGGCCTATCAGATGATGGGGATCATCTGCTTGTTTGTTACAGCAGACACACTGCTGAGACTTAACCCAGCGCGTCCAGCTCTCGTTTACCCAGCGGCGGCGCTTTGGTCGCAGCATGAATGATTCCGGCGTTTCAGGATCTACGCGAAGACCAAGAATCTTTTTCTGCACCACTTCGCTCGCCGCTGGCTCCGGCACAATATCGCTCTCCTTCATCACCGGCTTATGCTGTATTTCCGGCAATCGCAGGGCTTTCCGGGCCAGCGATTCAGGGATGACGTGCGCCAGATTGTTTATAACCAGCCACCAGCACAACTCCGGGATCGTCAGTTGATGGTCTTCGTTGAATCCCAGCTGTGAGCGAATAACCGTTATCAGCCAGGATACCAGGTTCTCACGCGCAATGCCTGCCAGCGTCTCTGTGTACTGATCACGCAGCAGGTTATCGCAGGCCCAGCAAAGGCGGATGCTGCCAGGCTCATGCCGGAACAGCGTAAAATTTTCGCTGTGCCATGAGCCGTGGGGATACTGGCATTCAAAACGACGCTCCAGCTCGGCCTCCAGCGAGCTGATACCACCCGCGCGCAGAATGACGTCTTTGTTTTCGAATACTGGCTTCAAAACCGGATCTCCTGCCAGTGGCTGCGTGGCGGGAGGGATAGCGCCAGTTGCGTAGTCGCTGTATTTTTCCGGTGCAGGCTCAATCAGTACCCGCCCTCTCCTGAACATCGGCATGAGATCAGCACCTGGGCGAAGCAGAACAACGCCCATGCGTGGGGCAATCTCAGGGGTTAGTAGTGCTCTCATATCATCTCCACGTCAGGCAGCTGCACGAAAACGACGGATAGTGATTTCTACTTTCCCTTTCTTCACGATGTTCCCCCACTCCACCAGCATGCGCTTAACCTGACTGTCGTCTTCCCAGACGCCTGTTAGAGTCAGGGCATCGAACAGCGCTTTGTTGTAGTTATCGATATCCCGACGGCGCTCATCCGGCGGATACAACACAATGTGAACCTCGGCCAGATCAGAGGATGGCCGGGGAACGGCCCGCAGTTGCTCAATAATCGCCGCTCTCGCTGCCTGCTGGAACTTGCGCCCTGTCTCGCTTACCAGATGCCTGCCTTTCAGCGGTCCCTTGCTCGGAGCGCGCCAGTAACTATTTACGCTCGGTGGAAATGGTAAAGTCAGTTTCATTTAGCCCCCTTAAAGGATCGCTACAACGTCTTTTGCGACTTCCCGCGTACTGCTTTTGCAGGAGATCGAACGGCGCGCGTTGATGAATTGCAGGTTAAAACCATGCTCCCGGTACAGGTCGAGAACCTTCGGTGCAGATGAGTTGGAAATCACTACCCGAGCCCCACGGTGAAAGGCAGATACACATTGCTTCGCAAGGTCCACCTGGTTATCCCAGCTAAAACCACCAGCGACGTAGGCGGTGAATCCGGTTGTTCCCGGCATCGGTTCGTAAGGCGGATCGCAGTAAACCACATCCCCTTTCCCGGCCAGGCTGATAGTTCGGCGGTAGTCAGCGGTCATGAATACGCAGTTATGCGCCATAGTCGCGAAGGCTTTCATCTCATCCATCGGGTAATACGGAGCCTTGTAGCCTCCCCAGCCCACATTGAACTTGTTCGCCTGGTTGTAGCGCATCAGGCCATTGAAGCAATGCCGGTTGAGATACAGGAATGCAGCTGCGCGTTCAGTAGCATCCAGCGTCTGAGCGTTGAACTCGGAACGGATCAGCTCATAGCCATCTGGTGACCGCATGTGCTCGAACATCCAGCGGGCCTTTAATTCCACTTCATCCGGCACCACCGCTAACATCTGATACAGATTAATCAGGTCCGGGTTAACGTCCGCCAGCAGGTAATCTGCGTGCTTTTCGCTGTTCAGGAATACCGACCCACCACCAACGAATGGCTCTATCAGGCGTTTCCCTGCCGGGATATGCACGAACAGGTCAGCCAGCTGGGTATACTTTCCACCAGCCCATTTGAGAAATGGCTTGCTCATGTGCGGAACCCCGAGTTTTCTGGCAATGAGTAATCAACCCCCTCGAAGCTGGCTCGCGAAATGGACGACTCCTGGCGGGAGCTATTGAGTGGAGCAGATAGTTTTAACGACAGCTCATCCCATTTTTCCCGAAGCTTCGACGGGCTGAGTACGTTTTTACACCAGAACGAATCTTTGTTGGCGCGCTTGAACAGTGAGCAAATTTGCTTATGGGTTCTCCCGTCCTGCATCACCATCAGGCGAACCTCATTCGCCCATGCGGTCCAGTTTGGTTCTTTAGGGCGAACTACCTCACCATCACTTTCAGCCGCCAGTTCGTACATGCTGATAATTTTTCCCCAAATGAACTCGGCGCATCTTAAATCGTCCTGGCTGCCCCACTGCCGCTTTGCAGCGCTGTACACCACCGCGTCAGGATGTCGTGACAGAAATTCATCAGCAGAGCCCTGTTCGTCCGGTTGCGAAGCGTCCGGACAAGAAGGATTTATATCTGATGGATCAGTAGTTGATTTTACTGACGGATCCCCACCAGATTCTGACGGGTCAAAACTGGTTTTTTTGATGGATTCCGACGCCTCAAATTTTGAGGGGTCAATTTTTGACGCATCAGATTTTGACGCATCAGATTTTGACGTGTCAGATTTTGATGTGTCAGAAACTGACAGGTGAGAAAATGCCGCTTTCTGTAGTTTGGAAACGTTGAGCTGGTAGACGTTCGATGCATTACGGTTGCCGTTGCGGCGCTGTGTGCGAGTGAGCCACCCCTCTTTCTCAAGTGCAGCTATCGCCGTTCTGACAGTACTTTCACCAGCGCCAATCTGAAGGGATATGGTCGCAATAGAAGGCCAGCAAACACCCTCATCGTTGCTGAAGTCAGCCAGGCGCGCCATGATTGCCACGCTGGATAGTTTCATCCCCGAAGATGCGCAAGCGTCCCAGACGTATCCTGTTAATTTAGTGCTCATGATCGTCCTTTATTTCTCTGAATTTACGTCTGAACTGCTCAAGGGGGCTAAAGCATTCATGCTCGTACCCTTCACGCAGGTATATAACGCGCTGTGTCTGGGGCTCCCAGCGTATGACCCTGACCGGGACTCCGTAGTGATCTCTGAACCATCGGTTGAGCTCTCGCATACTTTCTCCGCCTGGCCGTTGAAGTCCCCTACCACCCACTGAGCAAACTGGTAGCAGACAGGCTCGAACCCGCCTGGTACTCTTACCCCATACACGAACTGCACCGGCCCTGCTCCACCAGGAACTGGCCGCGCTACAAGTTGCGACCTGCGGTATTGTGTTGATAAACTGTTCATGCGTTAGTAATCTCCACTGATAACGACACGCCACGACGCCAGGAGCTGCAACTCGCTGGCGTCACTTCTTTTTGCGTGAAAATAACGTGATAATTGCGGCAATCTCTTCTTCCCGAGCTGCCAGGTGGCGGCGGTGATGCACCATGATTTCTTCTGCCTCATACCTTTCGATTACCCCATCTTCAAGTGCCTGTTCGATAATCTGGTCAACCTGACCTCTGGCGGCAGAGGTACGCATTGCCCGGCTAAACAAGTCCACGCGATCCAGCTCTTCCAGGTGCGGAACATCCACCAGCAGAGCACCACGACGGCGAGCGAAGTAATCAGCCAGTAACGACGTATTGGAAATGTCCTCCATCGCTTCCAGCTCGCTGACTTCGAAGAAACGACAGCCGTTTTTCTCGTAAAGGTTGTTGTTAAACTGCGTCACCGTCATTCCCAGTGCGCCAGCCATTGCTTCGCGCCCACCTGGATATGCTTTGCACATCGCTTTGACGGCTTCTTTGAGGTTTGGCTCTACCATGTTGATTTTCCTTTTGTAGTTATCGAAAAACCGTTTAAGCAGTACGATTATTTGCATTTGGTACGTCATCTGTCTGATAGCGACTTGGGTACAAAATGTGTAATTCGCTTATTTCTCCTCTAAAGAACTTGGCTAATCTCTCCGCCAGTTCGACAGATGGGACTTGCTCGCATCTTTCAATGCGGCTCAACGTTGCAGGATCTACCTGTACCCCGGTTGCAACGTGCAACAAGGTCATGCCATGCGATTTTCGCAATTTTCTTAATGGTGATTGCATAATGCCTCCTATTTTTGCGTATTACGCATGTTATTCCACGCTAGCGAATTGCGCAAGTTGCTTTGCACGAAACGCAAAAACAACATGTAATGAGTGAATGAAAATAGGATCTCGCATACGACAACTTCGCTTAGCGAAGAACATTAAAATCGCAGAGCTTGCAGAAGCTGTGGGCGTTGATGCTGCCAATATTTCCAGGCTTGAAACTGGTAAACAAAAGCAGTTTTCAGAACAGACACTTAACCGACTTGCTCAAGCTTTAAGCGTAAGTGTACCTGACCTATTTACCTCTGACGAAAATGATAATACTGTACATATAAACAGTAAAAAATATGCATCTCCCGTAAAGGATGTGGATGTATACAGAGTCGAGGTACTTGATGTGAGCGCAAGCGCCGGGGCAGGACATATACACGGTAGCGACGTCATAGATGTCATTCATGCTATCGAGTTCAGCAATGATCAGGCATTGGCAATGTTTGGTGGCAGGACTCCATCTGGAGTAAAGGTCATCAACGTTCGCGGTGATAGCATGGCCTCAACGATTGAGCCCGGCGACCTAATATTTGTGGACGTAACTATCAATGAGTTCGATGGGGATGGGATTTACGTCTTTGGTTTTGATGGAAAAGTTTATGTTAAACGCCTGCAGATGATACCAGACCAACTGCTAGTCATCTCTGATAACCCTCGTTATAGAGAATGGAATATAACCAAAGAGAATGAACACAGATTCTATATCTACGGAAAGGTTTTAATAAGCCAGTCTCAGTCCTTTAAACGGCATGGATAGCATTCATCATCATAAATTAGGCCTCATTCGAGGCCTTTTTTTTCGCCTTAAGTTTGCGTTTTACGCACTTACCTATTGCGTTACTCGCAATTTATGATTATCTTCTATTCGTCGGCACAGGACGCAACTTACGGACAAGGATGAACAGAACACAACATAGAAGCGCATTCCCCTTCTTTCCGGTGGGGATCGGTTTGTAACTGAAGGAGTGCGCTTCCAGTTGTGACGTGTACAAGCGTACTGCAGCGCCGGTCGACGCAAAGACCCGGAAATCGACTGAGCAACAGCAGCTGGTTGCCAATACCAAAAAAGAGCGGCGGGAAGTAAGCAGATTAGCGATCTGGTGTCACAACATTCATTCCCGATAAGTCCCCTTCTACTGAGGAGGTTTATCGGGACTGGAAGAGTTACCACTTGGAGACGGTCCTTTTAAATGTCCTGGACAGTGGCGGTTCCGCATCGATAACAGCGGCGACAAGATGATGCAAACGGTAAAGGTCGTTAAAACTCGTTAGGTGCTGGCGTGGCATACGCGACACACGTGATAGGGCGTGAATGCCGTAAGGGGCTATAACCCTTCAATCTCGTTTCGGGCGAGTTCAACCCGAATGACAGCCGGAAGAGACGACGCAGCCCAGACGATATCTGAGTGGCTTTAAAAACAGATGGGAGCCGGTGGAAGCCCGGCACACAACAGGAAAAAGCACTGTTTTAGTCAAGTGAGTTTCCAGTGCTTCAGTGCTCTTTCCGTTGTGTGGAGATAACTAACTAATCCTTTGCAGAGGACACAGAAATGAAATTATCAAAGTTACGTAACGCCATTGTCTATCGGGCTACTTTGCCCAGCATTGAAGCGGTTGAAGGGCACCTGCAGGAATTGCCCTACTCTGAACTTACAGAAACGGAGTTCGCGCGGGCTTCCTTCGTCCCTAATCCGATTACTGGCGAGCTGGTTACGCCAATTACTGACGGTTATGCAATCGTGGTTCGCCGCGATGAGAAAATAATCCCCCAGCACGTCGTGATGAAAGAAGCAAATGAGCGTATCCAGCGCATCGAAAATGCGTGTGGTCAAAAATTAAAGCGCGCTGACCGTAACAACATTATCCAGGATGCTAAGGTTCAGCTCTGCAAACAGGCATTCATCAAGTCGTCTCTGATCCTGGCCCTGTATAACACTGAAGAAAATCTGCTGATCATTAATTCCGCCAATAAAAATATTGCCAATTTAGTCGGGGCGATGCTGGTTAAAGTGATTGGCTCAGTAAAAACAGTCACGATCAACATCAGTGATATCAAAAACGGCCTGACAACGCGCCTTAAAAACCATCTGGACGGCGAAGAATCAGCCTTTGCCGGGTTTGAGGTCGGTGATTATGTCCAGCTATCCCGCCTGGCGGAACAGAAAGAAGTCATTCGCTACTCTGCGGAACACACTTCCGTTACCAGTGAAATTCTGGAGAGCCTGAACACAGGTTTTATCGTCGATAACATGGAATTAAGAGGCTGCGGCGTCTCTTTTCTGCTTACAGATAAGTTCCATTTCCGGCGGATCGATACCAAGGATAATGATTATTCTGATGATGACGACAAAGCCTACCGCTGGCGTCACCAGGCAGGTACGGACATGTTCCAGTTCTGTAAAGTAATTAACCAGCTTTGTGATCTGCTCGCCTACAAAGAGCCCGAAGAACAAAAACCAGCAGCCTGATTAGAACAGCAGCAATTACCCCATTCTCATGGGTTGGGTTGCTGCACCCTAAATTTACGCGTTGCAGCGCGTCAGATGGAGAACAAAAGATGGCTAAGACAGCAAATCAACTTATTAAACAGGCGTACGAAATAGCCAAAACTATGCCACCAGCACAGGCAGCAATCATCAAGGAACTGGCTACCGTCCTCGATGTTTCAAATGTAGCTCTGCGCCAGACGCGCACCGAACGTGACGCCCTTCTCGCAGAGGTCAAATCCTGGGCGAAAGAGTGTGATCGTCTGACCGAGCGACACACCAAGAAGCGCACAAATCTACATGTCCTCGAAGCAATGCGCGACTTGAAAGCAATTTGCCCCACCAGCTTCCGTAACGTGGAGGCTCTCTGATGGCTAAAGACTCAAAGCTGGTATATGGCGCGAGTGGCAAAACGAACGTTTTGACGTTCGAACCTGAAAACCTGCACTTGGTTACCGACAAAACGCACCCGCTTTACGATGAACGGGTACACCTTCCTATCGACGAAGGGATGGTTCTGAACATTGCGGAGCTGGGTGTGCTGGAGCCGATTATTGTCTGGAAAGACCCTGAAACAGGGCTCACCTGCGTAGTTGTTGGCCGTCAGCGCGTTAAACATACCCTGGAGGCAAATAAACTCCGTCTGAAAGAAGGCAAAGACCCACTACTTGTTCCCGGAGTCGTTAAGCGCGGATCAGCAAATCAGATGGCTAAATACATGGTCAGCGAAAACGAAATTCGCCGACCTGATACACCGCTCGGCCGGGCTAAAAAAATGTCAGACGCGCTCGACCGCGGGCTCGATGAGGACGACGTTGCGGTGTTGTTTGGCTGCAGCGTTCAGACCGTTCGTGCAACGCTTTCCCTTCTCGATGCCACCCAGGCCGTCAGGGAAGCGGTGGAGGCTGGCACAGTTACCGTTACCCAGGCGCGTCAGCTGGCATCGCTTAAACCCGAAGAACAGCGGGAGAAAGTCGCTGAAATCGAAGCGGCAACTTCTGGCACAACCGGCCATGAAAAAGCCAGGCGTCAGCGCGCTGTGCTTGGCGAAACTAAGCCACGCCTCAAAACACGCAAAGAAATCACAAAAGCCCTCGAAGGTGCCAGCGGTGAATACGCGGCGGCTCTGCGCTGGGTGCTTGGGGAGGCGGTATGAATATTGATCCTGAGAATTACAGCAAATACACCCTCCGTCGGTTCGCAGCCATTTTGGATGTGATCTGCTGGGTGCTGATTGCCGTAGTAACCGTTGGTATCTGCATGTTTATTGAATGGTGGACAGCATGAACATAAAAGAGATCGGGAACGTGTTTCACTGTGATTGCGGCTTTTCATGGCATCGCGGTAAAAACGGTAACCATAACTGCACTGATGGTTTGCGTGAAAAGGTACGGCTACTGGCGGCGGAGAATATGGCGCTGAAGAACGCCATTATAGACCATAGTCATTCGGTTCACTTCTGCGAGGTTTGCGGAAAGGATGATCCGTGCAGCACTGACGATGTTTGTTATGCGCTGAAAGATATCCCCGCCACCGATCGCATTGTTGCAGAGACCGAGGCGCGCGGAGTTGAGAAGGCCATCGCTCACCTGGAGAAGAAGTTCATCAATATCGGCGTGCAGATCATGAATTTGCAGTGGCTGGCAGACTCGCTGCGCAAGGGAGCATCAGAATGACAAACCGAATCCCTAGCTTCGGCTGGAACCGCCTGAAGCTGGCAACGCTCACCTATGAGCAACTGGCTCAACTGGAAGAGCAGGTGAAGGCCGAGCACGCCTGCAAAAACGGCATTCACCTCTTCGACAAAGCCGGTCAGCGCAAACTCGATGCCCTGAGCTGGGCCGTATACAACAAGCAGAAGGCGGAGCGTGCAGCATGACAACTGATATCACCGAACTGGCGCAGCGTATGAAGGCTGCTGCAGAGAAAGCGACTCCGGGTCCGTGGTATGTACATGACAAGCCATGTGAAGACGGCAACTACGGCATTGATACCAGCGATAAAGAATTTCTAGCTGAGGCTGTAGTTTGGTGGGGGTTTGCCCGCCAGAGCATTTGGCGTGAGGAAGACGCAAAATACATCGCCCTGGCTAACCCTGCCAACATCCTCGCGCTGGTAGAGGCGCTGGCATCAGAGAAAAGGATTTGCGCAACGTGGAGAAAAACAGCTAAGTCGACCGGTGAAAAGCTGGAGAAGGCGCAGGCCATCAACGCAGCAGCAGAAAAGCTGGTCCGCTGCAAAGGTCGCTATCACAGTGAGCAGAACTATCGCGCACTGGCGGCGCTGTTTGGCGTGACAACCCCAGACCTGCCGCCGCTGGATAGCGAGTCAAGCGCCGTCACCGTGAAGCTGACCGACATCAATGAGTACTTGGCAGAGGTTAACGATAAAACGCTAAATCGGGCATTCCGGCTACTGGCTGAAGGTGTGCGTGCTGGTGATGTCGCCGCTATGCGCGCCGCTGGCATCAAGGTGGAGGATGAGTGATGTTCAAAATCGAAAGTTCCGAACAACGCCTCAAGAGGGTTCTCACAGAAAACGCCGGTAAATTCACCATCGACGAAGACGGCGGAATCCATACCAACTGGCAGCATCCCGAAGTACAGGCAACTATGCGCAGGCACTTTGAGGCGCTCAGCAAAATTAAGGTGGACCGGAAATGAGCGAATTTTCACGAGAAACACTACTCAACATTATCGAGACTGACCATGTGCAATGCGGTGATGCTTCGGCATTGGCCCGCATGGCGCTGGCCGCAATGGACAGCGAGCCGGTGGCGTACATCAGCAAATCAGACTTTGATGCCGGTTATCCGCATATCCTGGCAAGAAGATATTTCAATAAGGCTTGCACCATGGCTGTATATGCCGCGCAGCCAGCGCCGGTAGTGCCGGAGGAAAAACAAATTCCAAATACACTGAGCATGTACGCCGTGGATGCAGTAGCAGCCATCGCTGAGGTGAAGGGCTGGAACGCCTGCCGCGCAGCCATGCTCGCAGCCGCCCCGCAGGAGGTGAAAGGTGAATAGAGTCGAATTGCTTCAGAAGATATCGGCGCTCGCTACTGAATGCCACGCGCTGGCCTGTGAGCTTGATATTGGTGATGAGCGAACCGAAATGTTCGAAATCTACAGCGTGCTACACAACCTCGGTCGCCGCGGGTACGCCTGCCAGGTAGGGCGGCGAATGAATCCATTGCTCGCATCCTGCGATGACGACGATGATGAGGATGATGACTGATGCCAAGTAAATTAAAGCGCCGGCGATGGAGGCGTATGCGGGATGATTTAGCCTGGTATAAGGATGAAGCAAAGGACCTTCATTGCCGTCTTATGGAATTAGCCGATGAAGTTGCAAACCTTCGCAAACAGATTCTCCCAGAATCTAAAACGGTGATTGCCAAACTGAAGATGTACGAAACAGATAAGGATGATCGAGACCACCAGCTATGCAGAAGATGTAATGACGGGATTCGTGGTGGTTGCTCGTCATGTGCTTATAACGTTCGATAACCGGGTGCAGCCGGTATGTGGAGAAGAAATGTCACGTATGGTCTCTTTACTCGAATGGGCGAAAGATGAATTCGGCAGTGAAGCCCCTAGCGAGCGAGTATTAAAAAAATACGCTAAAGGTCAGATGATAGCGCCACCACCGATGAGAGTCGGACGGCGCTGGATGGTTGACAAAGAAGCTCGTTTTATAGGTGTAGTTGCTGAACCGCAACTTCCAATAAATGTTAACCCAAAACTGAGACGGATAATTAGCGATGGCAGCTAGACCGCGTACCCATAAAATCACTATTCCAAACCTATATTGCAAACTTGATAAACGTACCGGAAAGGTTTACTGGCAATACAAACACCCGATATCTGGTCGTTTTCACAGCCTCGGCACGGACGAAGCTGAAGCAAAGCAGGTGGCAAGTGAAGCAAATACTATTATTGCAGAGCAGCGAACCAGGCAGATCCTTGGTATTAACGAGCGCCTAGCTCGCATGAAAGGAAACCGCACGGATATTACAGTTTCTTCATGGCTCGACAAATATGAATTGGTGCAGGAGGAAAGATTGAAACACAACGAACTGCGCCCAAACTCTTTTCGACAGAAAGCTAAACCAATCCGTCTTTTTCGGGAACATTGTGGAATGCAATATCTAAAAGATATTACAGCACTTGATATTTCCGAAATAACAGATGCTGTTAAGGCAGAGGGTCATAACAGGATGGCTCAAGTTGTACGCATGGTACTAATAGATGTTTTTAAGGAGGCTCAACATGCTGGTCACGTTCCGCCAGGATACAACCCTGCCCAAGCAACGAAACAGCCACGAAACAAGATAAGCAGACAAAGGCTATCTCTGGAGGAATGGAAGGCTATTTATACATCCGCCGAACAACAACAACCTTATTTACAATGTGGAATGTTGCTTGCCATTGTAACAGGGCAACGCCTAGGAGATATTTGCAATATGAAGTTTTCGGATGTATGGGATGATATGCTGCATATTGAGCAGGAGAAAACTGGAACTCGATTAGCCATTCCCCTTTCTCTCAGAAATGAAGCGTTAAATATTACTCTGAGTGATGTTATTTCAAAATGTAGAGATGCTGTGGTGAGTAAATACCTTGTTCATTTTCGCCATAGCACCTCACAGGCTAGTCGTGGTGACCAAGTGTCAGCCAAGACACTTACTTCAACGTTCAAGAAAGCACGGGATAAAAGCGGTCTAACCTGGGAAGAGGGAACAGCTCCGACTTTCCATGAACAGAGATCACTTTCCGAGCGCTTGTATCGTGAGCAAGGGATAGACACCCAGAAACTATTGGGCCACAAAACAATGAAAATGACTGACAGATACAATGATGACCGCGGTAAAGAGTGGATCATTGTTGGTAAAAAAGCAGTATGA